ACAGCTAAACTTGTAATTGGGTTGGTTAGGTATGAAAAATAATGAAATTTTAAGGTAGAAAAATTATTACGCAGATAATCTCCAATTATAGGGGGTCAACCCGCAGGAACTACTGAAGGAATTTGACGAGGATTTGTTTGCGGCGCTGGTGGAGCAGATACGGGTAAAGTCGCTGGTTGAAGTGATGTTTGTATTGAAGGCGGGGGTTGAGGTAAGGGAGATATTATAATAACGCAAATTGCATGAAAGATATGGTATAATATTGGTGTGCTTAGTCGATTATTGGCACACTGCTTTTTTGTTTTTATGGAAATCTTTTCATAACGATATACTGTTCGGGCAGCGCATCTATATTGCAGTAGCCTAAGATAATATCTGTGGCTTTCTTAATGAAATGGTTGAGCAAGTTGTCTTTCGATGTGTCTGAAATATCCATGCCAAGCAGCATTTTTACGATTTCAAGCACAGGTTATCCCTCCGTTTCCCTTATTTTATCTTCTTTTTTGTCCAAATCATATAATGCCTGAATTAACTGTTCCTTTTTATACCCGATTCCGTTAAACCCACGCTCTTTTGCATAATCCGTTAATTCTTTATATGTCATGTCTTCATAATTCTTTATTTCTTTTTTCTCTTCTACGGTATAGCCATTCTCCATAAACCAGGAAACAAGGTAAGGGTCATCAGTAACCCCTACCCCGTTTACAAAGTTTACGCCGGCGGATATACCGTTGTATTGCTTATTTCTGCAGTATATCTTCGCCATAGTTTACCTCCCCATTAAGATACTTTGATATTCCTGAATACCCCTGCACTCTTTGTTGCCTTTAATGCAACAGCCGCCACCATTTCCACTTCTCCGTTCTTTACGGCTCCGGCTGTAGAAAAGTCGGGAAGCCATATCTTCACCAAGTCCTGATTTGCAAGGGATACGGCATGGAATCCATCAAGAGCCAACCTTGCTGCATAAAGGTCGGTAAGGCCTGTCACTACATCAGTACCGTTTGGTTCCCTTGTATCTACAATAGATACAACAGGGTCATTGCTTCCTGCTTTCGCTCCAAGGTCAACCAGTACAATTCCGTCATAGGCATCTACCTTCCTGCCGAATGCATCCTCGCTCTGAGTGAGGTATCCTGCCCTTCTTGCTACTGCTTTGATTTTAGTGATGAGTTTTGAATTCCCCCCAAGGAATGTCGGCTTCCCGTCAAGATTGGAGAGGAACTCATCCAGCAGGTCAAGGAATTGCTTATAGTTGGTATCTACTGCCGAGGATGTTGACAGGTCTATATATGCTCCAGTGTTAAACTCTGTGCTGGAGCCTGTGATTGCTTTATTGAGCCCGTCAAAGGAATTGGCATCCACAGCAGAATCGCCATTGATGATGGTGTCATGAAATAATGCCCTTGCTGCTTTCACCTTCTGCTGAACCTGAAGGTTTACTTCATCCACCAAACCACCTGTGCTTGCGATAACCCTGTCAATCTGGAAGGAGCCTCCGAAGGGCTTTAACTCAACCGTATACCTCTGCTTTTCAACTTCCTGCGGGGTATATTCGCTGTTGATGGCCCTGAAAGCCGCTGTCGGCTGTGTGATCAGCCTTGTGTACCCGTATGTGAGTGTTGCGCCGTTTGTCCCAGGGGTAACAGCGTCATCAAAGGGTATGTTGTCCAGTATGAATGAACTCTTCCTGAATTCATCAATAACTCCTGCCTGTATATCGTCCTGTGTGTTTAATTTTGCCTGTGCTAATGTAATCATAAAATCAATCTCCTTTCAAATTTTACTTGTTTTGGTTGGAATAATACTGTTTTAACGCTTCATTAAGGCTTTTAGGCTGGTTGTTCCTGCTGCTGTTATTCTGCGGCGGATTATATCCATTGCTTTTAAGCCTTTCTTCCACAGCAGACTGAACAGAAGAATTGAATATCTCCTCAAACTTGCTAATATTAGCAACTGTAGCTTCCTCATCCTCCGCAATGAACAAGTCAGCTATCTTATTGATTGGAAGCTTCTTTTCGGAAGCGATAGTGAGGGCTTTATTCTTTAATACTTCCCTCTGTTTTTCAAGCTCCATCCTTTCAATCTTGGCTGTCAATTCCCGAAGCTGCTTCTTTTCCTCGGATTCTTCCGGATAAAGCTCTTTTATCTTTTTGTCAATCTCCTTTTGCAGGTTGTTGTCCTTCCAGGTTTTTAAACCCTTTTCAAGGTGTTTGTCCTTTTCGCTGTCGAACCATCTCCTGCCTTCCTCATTTTCAGAAAGAAACTTCTGCACTCCTTCAACGCTCATCAAGCCCTGAAGGTATGCTTTCACCTCATCTGAGGTTTTGTTTTCATCCATGTACTTTTTTATTTCTTCGAATGTCATAGTATATAAATCTCCTTTCATTTTACACATCTGACCATTAAGCCCAGACACGCATAATATTAGGGCAGTTTAACGTCATGCCCAGGACAATCTATTTACCTTCTTTCATAGCGTGGGCATATTACATCCACACACCTGAAAGATTGTTTGCACTTGTGCCTGCATCTTGCACACTTTTTATGGTACTGGATTTCTCCATTAGAATTAATCCAGAAGCCCATGCCCTCCTTTGCCAAATTGCTCAATCTTGCCACACAAACCGTACCTCCAATCCCCTATAAAAACGGGCAAATTAATTTCTATGTAAAAACAGCCACAAACCTGCTTATTTCAAGCAGTTCATGGCATTTTTTGAGTTAAATGAAAATATTGGATTTTTTATTTCTGAAAGCATGAAAAAGACAGGCAGTATAATTTACCCTACCCGATAAAATAAAGGCTTAAATTGTTTATTTATACAATAACCTGATTTTGAACCGAGGAAATGTTACCTTCAGGAATATTACCAAAATGTCTTTTTTCAAAATAGTATTTTTCAAGCTCAACTTTTGGATTTTCAACAAACGGCAGGAGAGCAAGAAGCGTTTCTTTTGAGCATACATCTTTGAGTTTCGTTATAACATCGGCAAGCCCTGTCAAATCGGTAGGAAGGTTCCTTGTAAATTTAACCGCAACATCCCTGTAGTCATAGGATTTACCCTCCTTCTTTTTTAGATACACAAACAGGTTCTTGAGCCTTTGCCTGATAACCTTCTCCATGATGGCTTCCCTCATGGCAACCCTGTTCTCCAGGTTCAAGAGCTTATTGCGAAGTGCCAGTGATGAGGTGTTGGCAGCCCAGTTCTCGTTGAAATTAACCTCGTCCATCAGGTCAAATATTTTTCTTTCAATATTGTCAAGTTCATTTTTAACAAAGCTGTCATTGATATCTTTGGTCAGCCAGTAAACTTTCGCTTGGTTAGGGACCTGGATAATTCCCATAGATTTCATTTTCAGCAAGTCCTCTTCCTCAATTTTGGCGTTTTCAATGACAAGATAAGCATTCCTGTGGTCGGCAATTTCATTGACTAAATCGGAATTTATGGCATTATACGCATCAAACAAACTGACTACATCTTGGAATCCGCTTTTCCTTTCGTTATTGGCAGGGCAAACTATTACAGGCACTCTGTCGAAGATATGTTCATGGCTGCCGATATATTTAAGCTCCGGCCTCGTTCCACTGCTTCCTAATTCATAATGCCTGATTTCGGAATCAGTATATACATCAAGGTATTTTTTATCATCAAACTTTTTTGTAAAGGTATGCAAGGCCAGCACTACATTTCTTTCGGCAGTGCCATCTTCCAGAACATAAGTTTCTATAGGTGTCAGAATGGTTGCGCAGAATTCCCCATCTGTATTGATATAGTTGAGTTCATAGGCTTCACCATATATTTCAGATTGTTTCCGAAGGTTTATATTATGCTCTTTATCCCAATGGCTCGTATTTCTGTCGATGGCATCTATAATCTCATTATCATCTGATTTGGAAACATAATTGACAGGTTTCCCAAGAAGATAGCCGGTTTCATTGTCTACAAACTTACGTGGAAAATTGAACACCAGCTTCATGTTGCTCCTGCTGTCCTGCATTTGATAGTTCTTTAGAATTGAGTGGTT